GAATTAGACTATTTATTTTTAATAATTCATAAGCGTCCAAGCGTTATTATACCATATATATTGTCTAGCACTGTTAGGTGGAAGTTGTATTATATATTGTAAAGTTGTTCCATCTGAACTATATACACCCACAGGTATTGTACTAGTAGTAGTATTAATAAGTTTTTTAATAGTTCCATCATTATCAGATGACGAGTAATTAAGAAGTTTATACATCATATCAGTCTGTGAATACTTGACAACAAAAGTAGCATCACCACTAGTAGCTCTCAACGTTAATCCACTATTAGTATTATTTGCGTTGTATATGGTTGCATCACTACTAGAAGAATAATATCCAGCTAAATAAACATTACCCGATGAGTCTACCGCTACACCTCTACTAATATCAGTACTAGAACCATCAACAGAAACAGCCCACTGGGCTTCGCCACTCGAGTTATATTTGACAACAAAAGCAGAAATACCACTACTAGATCTCAACGTTAACCCACTACTTACATCATTTGCGTTGTATATTGTTGCAGTTCCACTACCATATTGTCCAGATAAGTAAACGTTACCAGTTGCGTCGACCGCTACACAAAAACCAATAACAGAAGTATCATCATCAACAGAAACAGCCCATTGAGCGATACCACTTGAATTGTATTTGACAACAAAAGCAGCAGAACCACCAGGATCTCTCAACGTTAATCCACTACTAACGTTATTTGTGTTATATATGGTTGCAACACCAGTACTATTATACTGTCCAGCTAAATAAACGTTACCATCTGCATCGACAGCTACACTTCTACCATAAATATTATCAACACTATCAACAGAAACAGCCCATTGAGCTTGTCCACTAGAATTGTACTTGACAATAAAAGCAGCATAAGAACCACTTGTGGCTCTTAATGTTAATCCACTACTAGTATTATTTGTGTTATATATGGTTGCAGAACCACTACCATAATATCCACATAAATACAGATTACCGTCTGTGTCTACTGCTATATTGTTAGTATTATCATTACTACTACTATCAACAGATACAAACCATTGAGCGATACCACTAGAATTGTATTTTACAACAAAAGCAGCACCATTACTACTAGCTCTCAACGTTAATCCACTACTAGTATTATTTGCGTTATATATGACAGCAGTTCCCGATCCACCCCAACTATAAGCTCCCCCCATGTATAAGTTACCATATGAGTCTACTGCTACCTCGATACCATAATCAGTGTGAACACTATCAACAGATACAGCCCATTGAGCGACGCCACTAGAGTTGTACTTAACAACATAATTAGCAGAACTACCACTAGTGGATCTTAATGTTAATCCACTACTAGTATTATTTGCGTTATATATGGTTGCACCGACAGAACTATAATATCCACCTAAATACATGTTACCATTAGCATCTACCGTTACACTTATACCATAATCATCACCAGAACCATCAACTGATATAGCCCATTGAGCGATACCACTTGAATTGTATTTGACAACAAAAGCAGCAGAACCACCACTAGATCTCAACGTTAACCCACTACTAGTATTATTTGCGTTATATATTGTTGCAGTTCCACTACCATAATATCCACATAAATACACATTACCATCTGTATCGACATATACATCCCTATTTTGATCAGTCCCAGTACCATCAACAGATACAGCCCATTGGGCTGTTGGATCGCCAGTATAATTTATATTTAAGATATTTATACCAACATTTCCTAAAATATCATTTGAATTTGTATAATCTATATCTGAAATATAGTTTGTGCTTTTAATATCACCAAAAACTTCTAAATTTTTTGTTGGATTTATAGTTCCAATACCAACATTACTTGTTAAATAGTAAATAGTACTATTATTATTCGAAGTCCATACACTACTACCACCTCCACCACTTACGAATTCATTTCCATTTTGATACAATGTTCCAGTGAAATTAATATCACCAACAACTTCAAGATTATATGAAGTAGAATCAGTTCCAATACCTAAACTATTTGTAAATAAATTAGAAGTATTAATATAATAATATGGTAAAAAATTAGTATTAACAAAAGACATTATTAATAAATATTACTGTTATTCTAATTAGTATAAAGATATAATAATAAAAATAAAAAACACATTATATACTGTAATAAGTATAAATTCTATAAAAGCGATTACAAGACTGACAATAAACAAGAATAAGACTATTATTTTTAATAATTAATAAGAGTCCAAGCGTTATTATACCATACATATTGTCTAGCACTGTTAGGTGGAAGTTGTATTATATATTGTAAAGTTGTTCCATCTGAACTATATACACCCACAGGTATTGTATCGGATGTTGTATTAACAAGTCTTTTAATAGTTCCATCATTATCAGATGACGAGTAGTTAAGAAGTTTGAACCTCATATTAGTTTGTGAATACTTGACAACAAAAGCAGCATAACTACCACTAGTAGCTCTCAACGTTAATCCACTATCTTCATTATTTAAATTGTATATGGTTGCAGCACCACTACCATAACGTCCACCTAAATACACGTTACCCGATGAGTCTACCGCTATACTTTTACCATAATCATAACCAGTACCATCAACAGAGACAGCCCATTGAGCGATACCACTTGAATTGTATTTGACAACAAAAGCAGCAGAACCACCAGGATCTCTCAACGTTAATCCACTACTAACGTTATTTGTGTTATATATGGTTGCAACACCAGTACTATTATACTGTCCAGCTAAATAAACGTTACCATCTGCATCTACCACTACACTACTACCATTATCAATATCAGTACCATCAACAGAAACAGCCCATTGAGCGATACCACTTGAGTTGTATTTGACAGCAAAAGCAGCATCATAACCACTAGTAGCTCTCAACGTTAATCCACTACTTGTATTATTTGTGTTATATATAGTTGCAGTTGCACCACTATTACCATATTCTCCAGATAAATACACGTTACCATCTGCATCTACCACTACACTACTACTAGAATCATAACCAGTACCATCAACAGAGACAGCCCACTGAGCGATACCACTAGAATTGTATTTGACAACAAAAGCAGCATCATAACCACTAGTAGCTCTCAACGTTAACCCACTATCAGTATCATTTGAGTTATATATAGTTGCACTTGCACCATTAAAACCATAAAATCCAGCTAAATAAACGTTACCATCTGCATCGACCGCTACATCGTTACCAACATCACGATCAGAACCATCAACAGATACAAACCATTGAGCGATACCACTAGAATTGTATTTTACAACAAAAGCAGCACCATTACTACTAGCTCTCAACGTTAATCCACTACTAGTATTATTTGCGTTATATATGACAGCAGTTCCCGATCCACCACTACCATATTCTCCAGATAAATACACGTTACCATTTGTGTCTACCGCTACATCTTGACCAAACTCAGAACCAGTACTATCAACTGATACAGCCCACTGAGCGATACCACTAGAATTGAATTTGACAACAAAAGCAGCAGAATTACCACTAGTAGCTCTCAACGTTAATTCACTAGCTTGATTATTTGCGTTGTATATGGTTGCAGTATTACCACCACCATAACTATAATATCCACCTAAATACACGTTACCATCTGCATCTACCGCTATACTTTGACCATAATCATAACCAAGTCCATCAACAGAAACACCCCATTGAGCTTGTCCACTAGAATTGTACTTGACAACAAAAGCAGCAGAATTACCACTAGTAGCTCTCAACGTTAATCCACTATCTTCATCATTTGTGTTATATATAGTTGCAGCACCACTACCATAATATCCAGCTAAATAAACATTATAATCAGCATCTACCGCTACACTAGTACTACCATCACCACTAGTACTATCAACAGATACAGCCCATTGAGCTATTGGATCGACAGTATAATTTCTATTTAAGATATTTATACCGACATTTCCTAAAATATCATTTGAATTTGTATAATCTATATCTAAGATATAGTTTGTGCTTTTAATATCACCAAAAACTTCTAAATTTTTTGTAGGATTCGTAGTTCCAATACCAACATCATTACTAGAATAGTAAATGGTACTATCTTCATTAGAAGTCCATACACTACTACCACCTCCACCACTTACGAATTCAGTTCCATTTTGATAAAGTGAACCAGTAAAGTTAATATCACCAACAACTTCAAGATTATATGAAGTAGAATCAGTACCAATACCTAAACTAGTTGTAAATAAATTAGAAGTATTAATATAATAATATGGTAAAAAATTAGTATTAACGAAAGACATTATTATTCTAATTAGTATAA